TTCGGCCCGATCCCACGGTGGGCCCAAAAAGTTCGCTCAAAGTGGACCTTGCCATCTTCCTTCCACGGATTGCCTGCACCACTTGGTACAGAGTATGGAATGATGTCAAACTTCATCGGCCCGGCTTGCTTGACCGAGAAGAAAGATACCCCCTCGGGCAATCGGATCGACATGCCAGCAGAGCTTGTCTTGTGCTCCTTAGCACGCTGCCGACCACTTACTCGTTCTCGCTTCTGTCGCTTCTGTCGTGTTGTCGCCATTTTTGTCTCCTTGCTCTTGATTGAAAAAACACTTCTCTACCTCGATACCACCCGTAGGCGGACAGTTTCACGCACAAGTACAACATGCACGGACCGGCTATCACCATGCCCATCATCGCCATCATCATCAGCCAGCCGGACCATGTCATTGTCTCGGTTTCCCCCTCCTAGCAGCCCGCTTCTCTGCGTTGCCCATCACCTCTCTATTGTCTCCATCGGCGTGCGGCGTGGAGAAGTAGTTTTGTCCGTGGAGCTTGACCAGATTCTCCAGGGTTTGTTTTCGATGCTCCAGTGCCGTCGTGGTAGCCCTCAGAATCTCCAGCTCGTACTTGGCCTTCCCCACGGCAGCGACCGCAGCCTGATACCCATCGTTGCCAAGGATCAAGTTCTCGACGACCTTCTCAGTGATCTTCGCCACGTCGTAGCTCTCCGGAGAACTTCGGATGTCAGCATCCAGATCAGCTCTCGTAACATCAAGGGCCGACTTCACTTGATCGAGACGACGGACTGCAACAGCCTGCTTTTTCGCCCAGGTAAAGTAGAGCTTCGGTTGCCCGATCCACTCTTCATCCAGCCGGAATTCATCGATCTCCAGCCGGGGACCTTCAACTTCTTTCGTTACACCTGCCATTTCAATGTCTCCTGTTTGATACGGGTGTCTACGTACTTCCTGACTTCTTTCGTGGCCTCGGCGATCGCATCGGCATCCCGATCGCACTGCACCTCCAGCCCTGCCTGAACCTTCACCGATTCATAATTCCCAAGGTTGATCGTGCGGGTGACCGAAAATGATACTCGTGCTTGCTTCGCCATCGTTCTCAGTCTCCTATTTCAACAGTTCCCAACAAGTCAGGGCCAGTCCCGCGTGCTTACTATCGTAGAAATTGTCACGGAACAGATCGATCACGTCGGCTGCTCGTGGAGCCTGCTCGCCCCCACCTAATAAGACCTTCCGCATATAGCCGAGCACCATATATCGGATATTCTCCGGATCATCGTCGATGGCCTTCAGAATCTTCGCGGCCCCTCCCCAACCACCTCCCTGCAACAACACCTTGCAAAGCTGAAACGCCTGCTGCTTGCTACTCCCACGCTCCAGCATCCTCAGTTGCTTCTCCCTATCATCTTCCCCTATCACCTGACTCAACAGCACCAAAGCCTTGCGAGCCGATCCCTCTGCAATCTCCACGATCTTGTCGATCACATCTTCATGCAGTTCAATTTCCTCTTTCCCAGCAACTTCCATCACTAACTGCTCGACTGCCTTGACCGACAGAGCCTTGACCCTGATCTCTTCGCAGCGTGTGAGGATTGTATTCTTGAGCTTCTGCGGATCGGTCGTAGCGAGCATAAAATAGACATGCCCTGGAGGGTCTTCCAAGAGCTTGAGAAAACAATCCTGAGCCGCTGGGGTCAACTGGGCAACTTCATCGATGAGCCAAACTCGCGTAGTCCCAACCAACGGTGAAAGGCCGACCCGTTGCCCAATACTCCTCACCATATCAATGCCACGGTGACGTGCTGCATTCTCTTCAACAAAATCAGCATCACCGCAGTCCAGGGCACGTCTCAAGATTCTGGCCAGCGTTGTTTTCCCGCAGCCCGAGGGACCAGTGAACAGAATTGCATGGGGAACCGTCTTCGCTTGCAGGTGCTTCCTGATCGTGTTCACCGCTTCGGGCTGCCCCAAGACTTCCTTAAGCGTCTTCGGCCGGTGTTTCTGATACAATCCTCGATTCGTTTCGGTCACTCGCTCGTCTCCTTGCCTCTATTATAGCTAACCCCAAACCGAACTATCTCCGTTCATTTCGTTCCACTCTGCCACAGCATCAAGCGGTTTACGATAATTGGTCCGCACAAATTCATTGTCGAGTTCCAACGACTTATCACAAGATGATCCGATACGAATTACTCGTCCAAGTCCATACCGATCTTCAGTCGCTTCTGCCTCTTCACAATGCCGACCGCAAACAATACATGGAACGCAACCATCCGGCACCTTTACAGATGTAGACGTAAACTCCATTGTCCTTACTCTTTCGGTGGAACGTACCGTGCAATGACCCCGTAACCGTCATCCGTCTTGGCGATGCTCATGGATACACCAGCACCACCTCCCCGAACGTCTTTCACCAGCCCCGTGAGTTCTGCTATAAGCCCATGAGCCGCGTAGGCTGCATGCTCCACGGCGTCTCCGGCCTCTGCAGCCTCACGACCAGCTTTCTTCAACGGACCTTCTTTTCTTCCAAATCCAAACATTGATCTTTCTCCTTTGAAACGGCAACAGGGCCCCACAAATCTAACCTTCGATGTCTGCGACCGCCGGCTGCCCTCGATGGTTTTTACCATCCGCTTGCAGGCCGCAGCAGTAGGCTTGAACAACGAATCCTCCAGCATGATATCTCTCCACTACGAAGTGAAGGCAACACTACGTGGTGAATAGAACTCATCCGGCACACCTTTCGAGCCGGTCAATTCGATCCTCCCATCGCCATGACTGTTCCAATTCACCCAGCGGAGATTGTGTCGTTGGGTATCGTCCCACTCAAGTCCAGCCATCATCAACGCATGACCCCACCAATTGTAGGCGTGGTAGCCCGGCGACGGACTCAGCAGCAATGAAACACACTGAGCAACGTGCTCTTCCTCGTCACCGCCAGCGGGCCCGATCGTGTCAAACCATTCCAACGGGCGGTGGTGGAGAGCATTGGCCTTGGCCTCCTCGCTAAGTCGCCTGGGAATCTGCCCGTCGGCACAATACTCATGCTCGGAAATTCCCCGCGTCGAAGCACCTCTTAGAGCATCCGTCAGCCAGTAGCCCTGGTTTCGCCAATTCACGAGCCAGCCCAACGTGGCAGGGGCGAGCCGTTGATATTGCTGAGCTTGCATCAACTCGACTGCCTCGACCACACTGGCCAAACTGTATGCCCAACAATATCTCGTGGGGTTCTGATTCTTCGCCGGAACTTTGTTTGCCTCGAAATAGTGGATCGGAAACATCTTCTTTGCGTTACATTCCTCGATCCGTTCTTTCCACTGCTCCTTCGGAACCAGCTTGTCCGGGTAGTCACCTACCGGTCTCAATCCTTGTGCTAGTGCCTCTACACTGCCGTAGCGAACGTATCGTGGCAGCACACCACACTCCCGCCTGACGTGCTCCCAATTGTTGTCACCGATTCGCGGAACGTTCATGGCAACTCTCCCTTGTCAAGCAACTCGAAAACGGCATCCTCAGTCAGCGGTAGCGGAAAATCCTGCACCTTGCCGCCGGCCAGTGGTGCCAAACAGATACGAGGCAGTGGATCACCTTCGCAGGCGGCCAAATAAGCGGTAAGCTCCGCCGGAGCGGTTCCATCCGCTCCCTGACTGTGCTGATCCACCACTGCCACCAGCCGGTGTCCTGCCTTGGCCAGTCGCTCGCGGAACGTCAAGCTGGCAATTATCACCTGCTGGGCACGCGGCAAGTTGTCGAGTTCCTCCCGCTCGAACACGATCACTACTTGGTGCTTTACCCCCGGCACCGGAGGCTCTGGCTCCGGGGGCAAGGGAGGGTCCGGGTCTACTCCATTCCCATAATCGAATGTAGCAATCGCGAACGGGTCGGCACCGGGCGACGCCACCTGGACGATAAACGTACGGGGCCCCACCGCAGTCCCAGCAAACAGATGATAATTTTCCAGCTTGAGCACGACATCGCCAGCCACATCGACTCGATGCCAGAGGGGAGTTTGGCCCGGCTCCAACCCCTCGACGGACAACAACACAGCCGTGCCAGGCTTCAACGCTTGGCCGGGCGGGAAGCTCGTCACGTTGATCGAAAGCTCACCGCCGAAGGCCGGGGCCACCAACAGCGAGACAGCCAGGGCCAGGCAGCCAATCAAGTGGCTGCCCAGCCGGATCATTTCAGAACGCTTCATCGGATCAATCCTTGGTTCATGGTGTCAAGTGACTACGCCGCCAATTCGAGGGCCATGTCGAACCCGGCGTTCACACACCAAGCATCGACAGAGTCTACTGTCTGGTTGTCAGCGAACAGTGCAAACAACTGCAACAGCTTTGTAATGAATTCCAAAATCATGTTGAAGATTTCTCGCAAACGGTCTACGTCAATCTCACCACTCTCCGCTTGCGAAGCCAAACTGACTTTCAATTCTTCGACGGCAGCAGAATCACCGTTCTCGACGGCCCGCATGAATTGGAGTCTCCGCATACCAGCAGCTTCCGCAGCGTCACGAATAACCTCCCTCGCCACCTTGCGTTCGGCTCTGGTCATACGTCGAGCAGCTTGCGGGGCTGCGTCCGTGGTCACAACTACATCACCGGTCACCGGGACGATCGCAGGAGCGGCACACAGCGGGGAACAGAGGATTGCAAACAGTGCAATCGACAACAGCACCAAATTAAAACGCTTCATCACACAAACTCCTTGAAAAAGAAAATGGGAAACTCTACTTACATTATACCTTACCCCAAACCAGAACCTAGACAATTCCAAAACTGGATCGAGCCCTCCTGCAAGCACTACGAATCCTCTTCTCTGCTATCTCGAAATATCCCTCATCGATCTCGCACCCCACGAACTTCCTTCCCACTTTGGCGCAGGCCACCCCGGTGGTTCCACTCCCCATGAACGGATCAAGGACCACTCCACCAGTCGGAGTCATCGTCAGTTTACAAAGGTACTCCATCAACGCAACTGGCTTGACCGTTGGGTGGTTGTTACTTCTCAATTGACTTTTCCGACCACCGTCTCTTAAAGCCCTAACACCAGCCAATTGTTCTTCCAACCCCTTCAACCCAGCATTGCGTTCCGACTTGCTGGCCTTGGCACAATAGAAGAACCGAGCGGCGGAGCCCTTGCCGTCCCCGTAATCGAATGGAGTATGATTATCCGCAATTCCTTTCCCGTAAATTTTATTGTCGTGGTCGTATGGCTTACTAGCGACGTGGTTTAGCCCCGTGCTGCTGGCCCCCTTCATCCCCGGAAACCCCACCAGCAATTCCTCGCTGCCGTCGTGAATCACGTTCGCGGGCCAGCGTCCAGTACATTCTCTCGGCGGGGCACCCTTGAAATCTCCATAGCATGGTGTTCCCTGCTTACTCGTCGCAGGATTTACTCGCCTTTCCACCCCCACCCTGCAACCATCCACGTTGATTCCCGCCACCCCATGCTCCAAGGCGTTCTTGACAAAACCCGAACCGACCTCTATAATGATCGTAACACGTTTACCAGCACGCACACGACGCTTTACGTCTGCCGGAATGATAGGTATTCCCTTGGAAAAGTCGAAAGCAACTTTAATCTGTTCCATGTGCAAGCGTTCCTTTCAACGACACCACTATCGGATACAAGCGAGAAAAACCGACACAGTATTTTGCAGCCGTGATTATCACGTGGCATGGAAACGAGCCAACATGACACACCGTAATTGTGGTGTTTTGAGAAGCCCCAGCGGTCGCCGTCTCGACGTTCACCACATTGATCCACGCCGCAACTACGATGACCAGGACGAGGCTAACATCCTGAAGAACTTGGTAGCCCTTTGTGCCCCGTGTCATTCGACTTTGGAAATGGCAATTACACATGATCGGCTTCAATCGCTTCCCACTCGTCTAAGAGTTCTGGGGTCAGTTCAATAGACCACGGTTCTTTGTCCAGTGGCTTCATGGCGACGATGATCGGCTCAAATGCTGGTTTTAGAGAAGTCCCCCAGCCGTCCCAGAGTTGGGCCGCTTCGGTGGCAGGATCTGGTCCATCACATTCATGGTAACCAACCTTTCGACTTTGATCAATCCAAGGCCGGGAATCACATGATCCAGACATTGTACCAGACGTAATAGCCCGAGGTTTGTGCTTTATTTGTTCCCTCTCCACACCCGCCGCCTTGTCGATTGCCTTGGAAATGTCCAGCGATTTTGGGAAGCCGCTGCCGTAAATCCACATCACGCAATCACGAATTTCCCAGCCTGCGTCCTCAATAGCACACGCCAGACGGTGGTAGGTTCTCGTGCCCCCGAACGCCAGCAGCATTGCTCCTGGCTTACAGACCCTCATTATCTGCGTCCAGAATTCTACACCCGGCACACCATAATCCCAATCCTTTCCCATGAAGCCTGTGGATGGTATAATAGAACAAGCCTTTTTATATTCTGAAATATGGAGCCAAACATGAAAGTAAGCATCTGTTGCCCCGTCTGCGGTATCAATTATTACGCTGATTCGACAAGGCTTAAATTCGGGAGGCAGACCACTTGCTCCCGTGCGTGTTCTTACAAGTTTCGTGCAGCTAAGTTGAGAAACCAAATCACAGTCTCTTGTGCCAATTGCGGATCGGAGTTCACCAGAAGCCCCAGTACCATCAAGAGTAAGCACAAAGCCCTCTACTGCTGTGCTGCTTGTATGTACGCTGGTCGAACCGCTGGGCATACTCCCCGAATTTGTACGAAGCCCTATGTTTTCACTGAAGCCGGGAAGATTGCACAAAAGGAAAGCGGAAAGAGGGCAGCAGCGACCCGCCGCAGGCGTAACAACTATGGGCACACTGAAGCTACCAAGGCCAAACTGAGTGCCGCATCTGCCAATAGCATTGCCAATGGAAAAATCAACCGAATCTCTAAAATCGAGAACATAGTCTCCGAGGAAATGACCAGGCTCGGTTTTGAATTTACGAGACAATACTACATCAGAGAACCTAACACAGGAAGATTCTCTGCCTGCCTCGACATGTACATCCCAAAGCACCGAGTCGCTGTCGAAGTCAACGGCACATTCTGGCATGCTGATACCAGATTCTACGATCATACCAATCTTTCGCCTGCTCAAATTAGAACATTGGAGCGGTATGCCCGCAAGGTCGATATACTTAGCAAGCTCAGGATCGAACTCATTGAGATTTGGGAATACGACATCAACCAATCTGCGAAAAACGCTGTTGAATTTGTGTTGCGAAGATGGATCAGATAACCCATACGGAGGATCACAAATCACAGAGTCGATAACCCCCTCCTTCATCCTATTCAAGACCACTCTGCAATCCTTGTTGAACAAACGGTGACGCTTGTGCTTCTTCATGCCCCCAACTCCCTCAGAAGATAAATCACATATCCATCGTACTCTGTCTCATTCCACTCGAAAAGCAAACCCCGTTCCTTCAAACAGTCGTTCACATTTTCCATTATGTCCATTGCATCATCATCGCAGTCAATCTTTAACTCATCTTCCATTATGACAACTCCTTTTTCTCCCACCAGTTCACATCCGACCCCTCAATGTCGATCCCCAACGGCACCACGATCCACCGCCACGCCTTCCGCAATTCATCCAACGTGATCCGCCTCACCCCTGCCAGCACGGCATCCAACTCATCCTTCACCACATCCAACAACAGCGAGTCGTGAATCTGGCCGATCACCCGCGACTTCATCTTCGATTTTCTCAGCCACCTGACCACCCGTATCAAGCTCCACAGCAGACAGTGAAACGCCGAGCCCTGGATCGGGTAGTTGACCGCTTCGTTGCGTTTCATTACCCCTTGGAAAACGAATCCAGTCAGGCTCTTCATCCAACCCTTCCGCTGGTATTCTGCAAACCAGTCTTTCTTCCATTGGGCGTAGACCTGGAATCGAACATCCCAAAAATGCCGCTCAAAATCTTGTATGTGCCGCTCGAACGATCCACTCACCGCAGGCACCTTCGGATTGCACGCTCCCAAGTGAGTAATTCCCCGATTCAATAGGTGCTCTTTCAAACCCATCCCATCCTCTCTGGTGGCACCAAACGAATCTATCCCATCCCACAAACCCTTTGCCACGTTGGGATAATATGAACCATAGAACTCAGGGAACGTGCATTGATTCTTCGTGAGCTTCCTGGCCTTGCTGGTCATCTGTTCCTGCGTCAGCTTGAAGCACTCCATAGCCACGTCGCGGTGCATGTCGGTAGACGGATCGTTAATGTAGTCGATCATCGTCGGATCAAAATGGTAGCAGGCACCCACGTTCACCTCCACCCTCTCGTAATCCACCTCCACCAACACCCTACCCTTTCTCGGAATGAACGCCCGCCTCAACAGCTTGGCCAATTTTGGATCACGAATCGGGAGGTTTTGGAAGTTGGGGGAATCTGAAGACGACCTGTACGTGCGTGCCAGGTGGAGGTTGTAGAACGGGTGCAGGACCCCATCAACCGTCTCACGCAGAACACCTAGCAAGTAGGTGCTGCGGAGCTTTTTCAACTTCTCGACGGCGATCAATTGCTTAACGAATGGGACATCCAGCTTCTCCAGATCGGCAGCAGCGGTGGAGAATCTCCCCGTCTTCGTCTTGCCTGTACTTTCGTGGCCCAACTCGTTGAACAGGACTTGCCCCAACTGTGGCCGACTACCTAGATTAGCTTCTCTGCCAAACTTCTTCTTCCACACTTTGAACACATCACCCTGCTTGAGCTTTTCTTCCTGCTGCTCGATCCTCTTTTCGACCCTGGTGATCGTGCGTTTCAGGTAGGGTACGTCGATCCGCACACCCGTGGCTTCGACTTGTGCCAAGGCAACGGCTCCATCCTGCATGAGTTGGTAAGCTTCTCTGTCCACTGGAATCATTGCTGTCGCCTTTCGTCAGCCAGTTGTTGCAAATCGTCACGGGCCTCTTGCTGATCCTTCACGGCGGCATCCCACAAATACTCATCCCGATAATCCGCTACGGCATCCCGCACCAACTTGACCAGCACCGCCGGTGACAAAGCATCTAGTTCCCAACTCTCATCTCCGTATTTTTCAACATAGCCGGTGAATCGACTATCTGTGCTTTTGGCAGGGTTGGGGGGAGGCTGATACCACTGCACTTGATCCATGTTCAAGGCGATCCTATGCACCTCCACATACCGCTCAGAGTACAATTTCAATCGATCAAAATTGTCTCTGGTCATATCGATGCCACTCGGATCGTGGTCACCGAGATGGATTACAACAGGCGATTGCATCTCAGCAGCATACCGCTTGAAACGCCTTCCCGCTGCCCACATTTCACTCTGACTCAAAAAGCCACGGCAGGCCAGCAACGGAACATCCAACTCCCGACAGACAGCATCGAAGACTCCCGACAGTGCCTCTTTCTCAACCCACACCTCGACGCGATGCCTCTGATTTTCCCACAAGTCATATCGAAATTGCTGAGCCACTGCATCCAAAATATCAGAGACACCGTCCCAATGGCTATTGCTTTGTACATTGCGGGTCCGATCCTCGATAGCCTCCCAATCGATCAATCCTGCATTCCGCCCATTCGATATTATGCGTTCCAATCTATCATATTCTCGCGGTGTATTGCCAAGCAAGTCGCGGGATACAAACTGATAGTAGAGCTGCCGCAAGGTCATCACGAAACCCTGCTCGGCGTACTCTTCTATGATTGCATTCGCATGAGCTATCAACACCTGCGACGCTTTCGAGAATCGTCTCGGGATGTATTCAATCAGGGGCACTTGAATTCTCTGATTCTTCTTTTTCCCGCCGCAGGGCTTCAGACCGGGTGAGAAATACTTGATCCTTCTCCCCAGAAAGTGCCGTCGATTCCCACCCCACCACGACAACAGCCAGTACCTGCGTACTCATCAAACCACCGTAAGGCTTCACCTGTTTGATGAGTTGCTCAGCCCGCTCGCACCGCTCTACCAAACTATCAGGCATGTCTCCGATCAAACAGCCCATCATCACTTCAAGGTTAGCTTGCAATTGGGATTCCATTTCACTTCTCCAGTGCTTCCCGTTCTTTTTCCAAGTCTCTATTTGCCGCCTTCTTATTGAATATGTTCCGCTGCCTGCAATCATCGAACGAGGCACCGAACCACTCCAAGCCATTCAAAAATGGACGATCCACTTCAGGCAATTGGGGCTGAAGTGGGTTATCAAAGGTTAGCTGCCGAATCCACAACCGTCCGGTGAACAGCAACTTGATTCGCTCCCACCACTTCAACTGCCAACAGCTTATCACAAGACCACGATTATCTCCCACGACCTTATAAGCTGGCAGAGGAAGATATTCAGGCTGATCCTTCGCAAACACCGCGTTCTGTTCCGGGAATTCAATTGGTTTCATGCTTCTTCCTTTCAACAGATTTGGGTTCTCATGGCCCTTGCTTCATCCTCAGTCAGATCAAACTGGACTATCTCCCGTTCCTTTTTCAAGTCCAGATCGGCTACCAGTTTTACATCTTCCCTCCGATGCTCCTTACGAAAAGCCCAATCTAATGAAACCAAACCAGGAGCAAATCCAATTCCATTCCACGGGGGTTGCCACAATTCACAAGAGGCATTCGGACCACACGCCCGATCATGCCGCGACCATCCCCGTGCTTTCAGCCATTTTCTCTTTTCATCCTTGCTCATTCTCTTCTCCAATACCTCCAGCCCCGTGAATGCCCCTCTACTCGCTTCCAAGCCCTTACCCCCTGATTATACCTAATCCCGATTCAAAGCCCCGTATGGCCCCTTCTCGGCCGTTCTAAGCCCCTTGAAAGCTGGTCCCCATCCTCCGCATCTGAATCTTTGCCAATCGAAATTCGAGAAGTGAGTCAAGGCCCCCATACAACAGCAACTCTTTCGGATCGACTTCGTGAATCCTGTTCGGTATGCTACTCCCTGCCGACTTGAGATAAGACCCCACCTTGTCATCGTAGGGGGGCTGGCCCATGTTCACGTATGCCTGGAACTTCAGGCCCGTGATCCCCGGTCGGTTGTCCAGCACGTGAGCAGCCTGCATCGTATCCCATGCCCAATTCCGAACGCCGTGTCCAAACTCTTTGCGGGTCCAACGTTCCTCGAATTTCAAGTTGGCTGCGATCTTGGGAACTTCCGATCGGATCAATTCCTGCGTGGCCTTGATAGCCTCACCACGCCATAGATAGGAGATTGCCCGCACCCCGTCGTATGCCTCCCACGCCACTGCACAACTGACTACCTTCGCCTCTGGTCCATCGGGCTTGAGCATCGTCGTTTCATAGTCGAAAGCTATCGGACCATAATCCAACAATTCCTCCAACAGCGTTTTTACTTTTCCCGGATCGTACAAAATCCGCACGTCCTTCCGCCAGTCCGGAATCACCTTCCACGGATGCTCTTTCTTCCTGAACGCTGCCTTCAGGTGCCGCTCAAACCACAACCGCAGTGCCGGGTCCCCGTTGCTTCGCAGCAGATAGGCAGGATGGAACGTGGGACAGATCCAAGTGTTGAATTCTCGGTCGGGTATCCTCCACCCAGCCCACAGCGAGATGCTGCCAGGGCTCTCATTCCACAGGTAACCGATCAGAGAAGAGACTGCCGACCCACCCAACAGGATGATCGTCTTAGGTTGCAGTTCCTTGATCGTCTTTATGAGGTTCGGCCGGCACTGCTGAATCCGCTTCTTTGACGGCGTAGGGTTTCCCTCACCCGGCCAGCAGACCACGCTGTTCGTTTTCCAGCAATCCCGATCCAGATCAACACCAATTTTCCCTAGTATCTTCCGGAGCAACTGGCCGCTCTGACCGATCAACTGGATGCCCTGCCGATCCTCTTCTCTGCCTGGGGCTTCGGCCACGATCAAGACTCCCTTCCTCCCCTCGCCGGTCACCGGCATCTTGGGGGTCTTGCAGCCACGGTAGACACCGCAGACGTTGCAACGGGCCACGGTGGGGACGGTCTTGAATTCTGATTCGTCGAAGAAAGGCATCAGTTTGGGTCCACCACTTTGGCCTCTGGATCATCAAAATACAAATCGGTGCCATCATCAAAACTATAATCGAACGATCCCCCACCACAATTGCTGTCAACATGCCCATTAGAAAACTCAGCCAGCAATTCGGACAACACCCCTCGGATAGCTGCCAAATCCTCACCGATTATACACAACGTGAGTTTCATCTTTCAGGTTCTCCTATAGCTCGTTATCAAAAGGATTCAACTCAATCCATGCCCTTGCAGCCACTGCTGAAACTTGTCCATTTCCAATGGCTCTAAGTCGGTCCACCCGAGAGGCCACCCCATCAACCACTCGACCCACGTCGGGTTCAGTTGCCCACCAATCACTTCCTCCAAGTTGCATTTGTTCCGGTCTTCTAATCCTGTTCCGTCCCTTGACATTTGAGCCCTTGGTGTCGGCCAGTTCCGTATCGCCTTGCCGAACTCCCCGTCCCCCTGCCCTTGATTGGCACTCAGGCCGTGTGGCGTCGGGAACATCACGGCTCCCGCTAATGTCGTTCCCCCTGTCTGCCCCGGCGTTTTGTCCCATGCTACTTGGGCGTGTCCGCTGGCGTCGGCTACGTTGGGTGTCGGGAACATCTGTACAAACTCCGCCGGCGTTAGCGACTTTCTCCGGAATCTTTCTGAGCGAACAGACATACCTTTGGTAGGTGTTGATAGCCACAATCCAGAGCCTCTTCCGCAGGTGGGGTGCTCCACAATCGGCAGCCGATATAACTTTCCACCTCGCATCAAACCCTGCCTCTGCCAAGTCTCCAAGGATTGTGCCGAAATAGTCAAACTTGAGAAGCCCTGGGACGTTTTCCAACAGGCAGAATCGGGGTCCCACTTCGCGAATGATACGGATCGTTTCTGGCCACATGTTCCTTTCGTCTTCCTCAGCTTTTCCTTTTCCTGCAACCGAGAAAGGCTGGCACGGGAATCCAGCAGTGACGATATCCACGCATCCCTTCCAGGGCACTCCATCGAACGATCTAACATCGTCCCAGATTGGGGCGTCGTCGAGCAGCCCGTCTTTGATCCTTGCTTGGAGGATTTTTTGGCAGTAGGACTCCCACTCGACGTAGCAGACTGTTCGGTGGCCGAGCAGGTGCTTGCTGGCGAGTGATCCTCCACCCGCTCCGGCAAATAGACAAAGCTCATTCATTCAATCCTCATCATCCGGAACAACTAGGCAAACGACGTACTCGAACTGCTTCGTTTCAATCTTCATCTTCGATCCGTCAATCATCCCCTCGCTCGACCGCCTCGTAATCTCGGTCAGCAGCGAAGGGGATATGCAAAACGACAGGGGGCTGCCATCGTATTTCAAGTCGATCACCTTCTCATATCGACCGTCCGCCCCCTCACCTACCACCCGCATCAAACCCTTCTTCAAGTCGATCTTCATATCCGTTGCGTCGGCCGGATTGTCTCCGCTAAATATCGCTGCACGGGCGGCTACCTCAGCCAGGCCATCGGGAAGCACGACGTTCTCACCACTGCACTCCAGGATCGAATCCTTGGCCCTGTACTCTTCGTTCCAACGCCGCACGCTGATCGTCGATGATTCATTGCGGAAGTGAATCCAGGCGGCCGTCTCCGCCATCTCCGTCGCTCCTGATCGTAGGAGCTTGGACAACGCCTTGCCACGCACCAAGTATGACTCAGCAACACCCGTCTCCATGCCCCACCGGAGGAGCTGATAGTTGTCGCACGCCTCCAAATACTCAGGATGGAAATGCACGCAGGCCAGTTGGAAGTTGTTGTCGTCGGTGCTCGCACTCTTGAGCACCACTCCCAACGCCTCCATGAAATCGTCAGGCAGCGACCGCCAGTCGTCTTCCTCTGGAATCTCAATCGAGTCGAGTGGCAGGACGATCTCTGCATCCATCGTGATCTGGACCCGTTCCTTCTTTCCGATCTGGAGTTTCAGCTTGTCGTCTTTTTTGGTCACAATGATCTTGCTGCCCTCTTTGAGCTTGCCGAGCAGTTCGAGCAGGGGTCGGGAGGGCACGACACCCTCCACCTCTTCGCCGAACGGGGACTCGGCCGAGCAAGTAACCTCATCGTTGAACGTGATGACCCGCCCGTCTTGGAAGGCAAACTTGGAGGACTGCTCCACCGTCTTGTCATCACCCAGGCCCGCTGCGACCTCCAACAGCCGCTTCGCCAGAACGTCTCCTGCAATTTTCATCTCTTAGTTCTCCTATGATTTTTTTAGGTTCTCATCTATCTCTAAATACATCTGATAATCGTTGACCCCTTCCTCCACCACTGCATCCTCCCTCAACTTCAACCTGTTCTTCCTGAACGGCTTGTAGTTGACATGATGCTGCCAACGCCCCCACTTCCTGCTGACCTTCACTATATCCGGGTGCTGCTTCTGAAGTGACTTGGCCATCTTCAGCCGACCGTCTCCTTGATAAAGTTTATCTGTATTGCCTCCTTTCATCTTCATGGTCGGCTGCTTGAATGCAAGGAACGCGTTGAATAGCACCGTGCACCAACCGTCCTTGAGTGCTCTTATCGACAGGTCGGTGTCTTCGTTGTACCTTCCCCTCCACCTGTATGGGATGTCGTTCTGAATCAAGATGCAAGAGTAGATGCGGGTATTGAGATAATAGGGAATTATCCGCGACTTGCGACTCGCGAACATGAAGTAGTTGAAACCCGAGATGGCAACGTTCTCGTACCTGTCGACGAAGTCCTCGGCGGCCCTGAAGATGTTTCCGCACCGAACGGGCGTCTTGATGTTGTTGTACAGCCGGTAGAATCCAACCATCCCCTGCTTGAGCGGTAATCCGATATTGTCGTCCAGTATCCAATGCCGCTTGGCTCCCCGCTCCACGGAGTGCTCCCAAACCCAGTTGCGAGCCGGGATTGAGCCCTGTCCAAGATTGGAAAAAGGCAAGACTAGAATCTTTTTCGGGTCGATCACCTTCGCATACTGCTTCCGCTCCTGAGGCTCCACCACGATGTGATACGGCACACCAATAGCTTCCAACGACTTGCTAGTCAACCGGGTCTCCCAGCGACCCTTGGAGATAACATAGACGGGGTACTGAGGATTCAAGGTTTGCTTAGCCACGAACCGCTTGTCCGACATCCTCCCGATCTCCTCCCTCGGATACCAGACGGACTGCGTCTTGTCCGTGAGATTCCTGTCGATCAACTTCGCGAAGGCTTCTCTGTCTGCCGAGTTTCGGAAGTGGACCGAGATCGACTGGAGCGGAGACAGATCCTTCTGATTGAAGGACGGCATCCCCTTCCAACGTGCGAAACTGTCCGACGACTCGTTTTCTACAAATCCCGCCATCAGCAGTCTCCCTTGGACAAGAGCCCAAATCCTCTTCTCTTTTTATTTTTCATGGTCTCGGTGGTCCGAATAACCAACTTCTTTGATTCTCGCACACACACATCCTCTTCTTCTTTGGAAGGTAACGATGCCATCACCTCTGCCGTCTTCTCCCAACCATCAGCAAACACTTCATCGTCCTTCGTTCTGGGAGGTGTGGTGGTCCACCTCTCCCCGTCCCAGTATTCATCAAATGAACCGTCCGGCCACAGCCCCAGCAAGTCACACCTGTTGAACGCACAGTTGCACCGGCTGCAGTATGGAATCCCTGCCCGATCCTTGTCGATCAACCGGCGTCGAACACTCTGCATCAACCGACCGAACCAATACTCCTTGAATCCTTCTGGACCGTCCTTGACATTCCCCAACAACCCGGCCGATTCACACATCAAATCGGTGCAGCAGAATATGTAGTCTCCGTCTACATTGACCACTGCATATTTCTGAGGCGTATTACACCTCCTGATGTACGGTTCCCGAACTGGAACCAATCCATGCTTCATCGAGGCATTCCAGTCTATATGATTGAGAAACGTGCTCATCCTACTGACTTTCCTCCACCTGATGCGGTTCTCCGGCCGATCCTGAAGGACGATCAGCTTCATGTTCGGATCGTTGTAATAAACATGCGCCTTCCTTTTATGATCTGGACTCCCCATCTCCGGCTTGTTGTACAAGTACCATTCCACCCCCGCGGCCGAAGCCAGAGCGACATGCTGCTCGGTGGGTGCATACATATCAACGTAAACTGCATGAACCCCAGCATCGAACAGCTGTTTATGTGTGACTGCCCCCTTGGTCAGGGCAACTCCGTTCGTAAACATCTGTATCTGCGTCGTCGGACTTATCTCTCTCGCAATCTGAATGAACTTCAGTAGGTCGGGATGCAATGACGGTTCTCCTCCGTGATCCAATTCAAGCCGCCTGGCCGGAGTGCATTCCTTTATCACCTCAAACATGCTCCGCCACGTCTCTTCTGTCATGTACCGCAGGCCCTCCTTGGAAGATACACGGGCGGCACAATGCCAGCAGGCCAAATTGCACCCCTTCACCAGTTCCACCGACCACACCCAGGGGGTGTGCTTTCCGAACGGCCTTGGCGGCTTTGTCTTTGACGGAGACAGCCATTCGGGATTGTTTACTTCGGTCGTTCTGTCCATCTCGTGTTTCTCCCTTATCATTATTCTATGAAACCGAATCCTTGCTCGGACTTCCTGACAATCCGCTTGACTTTACCGTTCGGAGCCTCTATCTTCTTCCAGGATGGAAGCGGAACAAATCGTTCTCCATCCCAGTATTCACTGAACCCGGCCCTCCAGATCGGAACGTCTGCCCTTCCTCCCACGAAGGCACAGCGACGACAGTGCTCGTGAGACGCCCTCCCGTCGGAATACTGATGAACCTTGGAGCGAGTGTCCTGCATGTACTGCCCGAGCCAGAACCTGATGAAACCTTCCGGCCCGTCCTTTACATTCCCGAGCTTCCCCGTCGTATGATTCATGACATCCTGACCACAAAAAACGTAATCACCGTCACAGACGAACGTCGGAAACTTCACAGGCTGATCGCACCTTCTATGGGGAGGATTCACCACGGGAGTTATTCCGATCTTTGATGCCGCGTCCCAGTCGAGATCGTTGAGAAATGTCATCACGTTTCCACGATTGTTTTTCGACGAAAGCCACTCGCCGGGATTCCTGCTGATTTGAATAAAACCCCCCTCCCCCTGTTTTCGTTCAAACAAGTTCTTGGTATTCTTCGGCCGCTTACCCTCTTCCCACCACAAACAACCGCTGTTCCTTGCGAGTTCAATGTGTTTTTCCCGATTGCTGTATACATCTACATAAACAGCATTCAATCCAGCCGCGAACAGTTCCGGGTATGTAAGATTCCCGTTCAATATCTGAGTACCATTGGTGTAAAGAAGCAGTGTCATGTTCGGTGCCGTCTTCCTGGCCATCTGCATCAATTCGAGGAAGCGGGGATGAAGGGTCGGCTCGCCCCAATTAGCAATGAGGAACCGACTATATGGCATCAACTCATTTATGATGTCAACAGCCGATCCCCAAGCCTCGTCCGACAAGAACACTCGTTCCCCTTTGGGATAGAGTCGCGTCGGACAGAATGCACAGGAAAGGTTGCATCCCCGAGTCGTTTCTACGCACCACGCCCAGGGATTGAACCTACCGAGCGGCCTCCGGCGGTCTTTCCCCAGAGATTCCACCGCCGCCCGCATCTCTAATGAAATCGGACCCGATGCCAACATCTTTTCCTTCAAGTTGTCAAGATTCATCTCAAATCTCCCGACCCTAGCAGCTCCAAAACAGCTGCCAGGGTTATATGTTAACGGACGAACTTCAGCCGTTCACATAGCCATTGATAACGTGCCAACCATCGACCAACGTCTTCTTCGACACGTTGGGATTCGGCGAACCGTACTGCTCATCGACCAGCTTGATCATCTCGTCCGTAATTCCGGCTTCCAATCCCTTCTCTCGAATAACGATGCCCGCCACGAACCTCCTGTTCCTCACACTCCGAACACCTGGCGTCGATCCTAAATCCGGCCCCGATTCCGATTTGGGAATGGCAGAAACAGCCTTCTCGGTAAGCTTTTTCTTGGACGTTTTCCGTGCCTTGTCATCCTTTGCAGCCTTGGCAGCTTTCTTCGATGACTTCTCGGCAACTGGCTTCTCAGGAGCCTCCACCTCGGCCTCGGCAGGCTTCTCTTCCTCCACCACCTTGGCAGCCTTAGCCTTTCGGCCCCGCTTCTTTTTCTTCGACGGCTTCTCGGCGACGGGCTCGGCAGGCTTCTCGGCCTTAGCCTCAGCCTCAGGCTCCACCAACTCTTCATCGGCTGCCTCATCGCCAGGCTCCTCGACACACTCGACCTCATCTACGGGATCATCGCCGGCATCTTCTACGATCTCATCGACGATCTCGATCTCCACTCCGTTCTCCATCGCCTCCTGAATCGTGATCAGCGTGGCATCCTCCGCGTCGGGCAACTCAGCCGAATCATCCACGATGTCGGCAAGGCCCTTGATCTTCCCGAGCAGCCTGTCAGACTTCCACTTATGGGCCATCTTGAAATCCAACGCTTGGAACATGGCCACCACAGCATCTCGCGTCACTTGCAACTTGTCGCTCATCTCTGAGTCTCCTTGAAAAATTGAAAAGTTTGGTTGTTGAAAAAACAGGAACCCGGCTCCGGCAGGGATTGGAATTTCTAGGTAATCGATTCTCAACTACCCAACCAATATATACCCAGAGCCGGATTCCTTTCTGAGCTACTTCGGGGGCATCCCGCACCTTCCTTCCTGCAGTTTT